GTTGAGGAGTGAAAGAGGATGAGTCTGAAAGCTGGAACAGGTGAGAATCAAGGGGCTGTAAACTATGTCTCCATAGTCGCTAGAGACAATGGCGGTTTCAGAGATATGCCTTATCCAGCAGACTTTGTTCTAGAAGTAGGGGAGGGTAATGTCGAAGGACATTCCGTCCTAGAGAAATTTGGGCGTAATCCTGACATAGATACTGCTACAGGCCCAGAAGATGTATGGCATGGAGGCGGTTTATATACCGGGTTCCCTACGGGATCTGCCGAGACTATTGAGTGCAGCACATTGAACGCTGCTGACACCGCAGCAGGGACAGGTTTAAGAACTATTCGGTTGTATGGACAATTAAACGGTATTGAGCAGACAGAGGATGTAACTCTTGCAGGGGCATCATGGTCTACACCGACTACTAAGCTCTGGGACAGAATGCACCGAGTTAGAGGTTTAACTGCTGGTTCGGGTGGCTCTAACGTAGCTGACTTAATCTGTAGACATACCACCACAACATCTAATATTTTTGCCGTAGTCCCAGCAGGGTCTAATAGATCACAGATAGCAGCGTTCACAGTCCCGGCTAATACGACACTGTACCTTAAATCTTTCGATCCTCGTATCGTTAGAGCTAGTGGCGCAGCAGGGTCATCTACATTTGCTATCATGTTTAGAGAATATGGCGGTATCTGGGAGCAGACCTTTACTACAGACATCGCTACAGGAGCTTCTGGCCCTGTGGATATTGGATATGCTTTAGAACTACCAGCCAGAACAGATATTGTCGCAAGAGTTTTAGATGTCTCTGATAATAACACTAGCGCAACAGTGAGCCTGTTTGGAATGTATTCTTCCGAGGGGCATAGTCACTAATGGCTACTGAAAACTACACAGATTTTCAGGAAACATTCACCGAGTTGATGGAGGAGTTCGGTTGGTCTACCTCTACCATAACAGTAGAGACTGTTGGTGCATACGATGTTGCTACAAGCTCTGCCTCTGTATCCAGTGCTGTTACGACTGTCGATGCAGTACTGATCGATCTGACAGGTAAAATGGTGGGTAAGACACTGGCTAACGGAGTAATAGTTACCGAGTACGATAAGAGAGTTTTACTGCCCGTAGGCACAGCACCGAGTATAGGCGATAAGATGACGTTCGGTTCTGATATCTACGAGATACTGTACATAAAAGAGATTAATCCCGGTGGCACTATCATTGGTTATGATCTGGTGGTGCGCAATGGGTAAATGGTTAAGTCATATTAAGAAAGAGACAGGTGAAGTACAGGCCCGTATTGTCGGTCAGGCCAATAAGGTGATGACGATTTTTCAAGCTAGGTTAGTGGATAAGTCACCCTTCGGGAATCCGAGAGATTGGATTTACAGAAGTACATCACCGAAGGGTTATTACCCCGGAGGGTATACTCTTAACTGGCAGATCAGCACTGGGGCTAACGCAGAAGTAGCCCAGATGCCTAGTTCGGTCAGGAGTAAAGAGTCTGTAAGGGCTGAGTCGAAGAAGAATGCAGAACATTTCATGAACAAGTTCGAGAGTATCGGGAATCTAGGTTTTCCTAGCCTCAGATACCCAACTGAGTTCTATGTTGTTAATAATATACCTTACGCTAAGCGACTTGAAGAGGGGCATAGTGGACAAGCTCCTTATGGGATCTTAAAGTTGGTCAGTTTCGAGTGGAGTCAGATAGTGAGAGAGGCTAAAAACTCATGAGTATTGTGCCACTACGGTCAGCACTTGAAACCGCGTTAGACGGAATGAGTCCAGCTTTATCTACTGCGTGGGAGAATGTGAAATTTGAACCCGTCAACGGTACTCCGTATCAAATGGTACATGTCCTATATGCGACACCGGATAACCCTACTATTGGAGGGTCTAACGGGACGGTATTGACGAGATACAAAGGTTTTATGCAAGTTACGCTTATGTACCCTCTATTAGACGGTGCAGCAGCAATCGAGGCAAGAGCGGAGCTTATTAAAGCTACGTTCACAAGGGGATCATCGTTTACAAACTCTGGTCAAGTTGTAGTAGTAAACGGGACTCCTGAAGTGACATCTGGAATACGGGATAATGACAGATGGCGAATTGCAGTTAAAATCCCATTTTATTCTAATGTTTATACTTAAAAGGAACAATTGTCATGGCTATTGCAGGTGATCTATTTCAAACCATTGTGGCAAAGAAGCAAGCCGATAAAGATACAAAAGCTACCGCTTCCTCTGCCCAAATTTATCGCAGGGTTTCCTCCGATCTTAATTTAGGCCGAGCACTATTCGAGTCTGCCGAGGTTCTAGCTTCTCAACAGCTTAGAGACTCCCGACTTGGTGTAAAAGCTGGTGCTGGTACTATTTCTGGCGAGATGTCTCCCGGTACTTACCAAGAGCCTATCGCTTCCGTACTTAGAGGTTCATTCGCTTCTGCTGTAGTCGGTGGCCCTGAGTCCGATATAACAGTTACTGCTTCCGATAGTGTCATAACTTTGACATCTGCTGCTACAGGCACTTTCATTACTGACGGTTTGCGAGTCGGTAAAGTAGTTCGTATCACTGGTCTGGCTGAGGCTGGTAATAACGCCAACAACGTACTTATCACTTCTCTGACCGAGACTGTACTTATCGGATCATTCTTAAACGGCACTACTGCTGCTGCAGAATCTTCCGGGTCTGCTTTCACAATCACTGAGGTTGGTAAGAGCGTAACTACTCCTACTAGCTCTCACGCCCGTGACTACTACACCATCGAGCATGTTTACTCTGATATTACTCAAAGCGAACAGTTCACAGGTGCAGTGTTCTCAGGTATGACTATCGGGGCAAGTCCAGACGGTATGGCTACTGTTGCACTCCCGGTTATCTTCCGAGATCAGGACACTAGTACAGCAGCTTACTTCACCGCTCCAACTGCTGCTACCTCAACAGGTACAGTTGCTGGCCCTAACGGAGTTCTCTTCATTAACGGTGCTGCTCAAACTGCTGTTACCTCTGTATCGGATATCACAGTAGACGGTGGTTACGCTTCTCCTAGCGTTGTTGGATCGTCTGTTAGCCCTGATACACTCCCCGGAGTTTTAAAGGCCACAGCGACAATTACAGCACTGTTCGAGGACGCTGTAGAGCGCGATTTGTTCTTAGCGGAGACTGAGGTGAGCGTATCTTTAGTTATGACAACTGACGATACCGCTACAGCAGACTTTGTTGCTATCACTCTGCCTCGTTGTAAGTTCTCAGATGCTGCTAAGTCTGTATCTGACAATGCTCTACTCCAAACGCTACCAGTACAAGCGTTAGAGAACACAGTTACAACTGCTGGTTTACCAGAAGGCACAGTTGTATACCAAGATTCACAAGCAGCTTAACAACACCCTTACCGCCTCTCGTAGAAGCGCACCGTCAAGGGTTTCTCAGCCCCCAGTAATGGGGGCTACACTCCCAGTTTGGTCGCTGGGGTTAAAAGGATAACGGTCATGGATTTATTAAGTTTAGATACACAAGAAGCATGTGAGAACGCAGTAGAGTTCGAGTTGGTTAACCCAGTTAATGATGAGCCAACAGGAATTTTTCTAACTGTTACTGGTAAAGACTCAGCAGAGTATAAAGCTCTAATTGAGGATATGTATAACCGGGATCAGAAACAAGAGTTCCAGAACCGAGCTAAAGGTAAAAAAGGTTCTCCGAAAAACATCACGCAGATTAAGAAAGATAGTTTGATCCTGATCTCCAGTACCGTTCAGAGTTGGAGACAAGGTGAGTGGGTTAAAAACCCGAAGACCAAACAGCTAGAATTGACCGAAGTCAAGAAAACCCTCACTTTCGGTAAAGAGGAACTTGACTGTAACCAAGGAAATGTTAAGAAATTACTTGGACGGTTACAGTGGATAGCAGATGCGGTATCGGACTATACGGATACTCTTGAAAATTTTATGCAGACCTGACCGAGAGACTTATAGAGTTTGCCGAGTCAGAGTTTGAACTGAACGCATTGCAAGATGGGGTCAGTAAAAGAGATCATTACGAATCAGCATGGAGGGTAACAGGCAGAAAGCCTCCAGAATTAGAACAGCCTCCACTAGATCCATTGGTCGAATACATTTGGGTCTGGTTTACTCAGTTACATAGGAGTAGAGGCTCAACCGGATTTGGCCCTGCTGCGATAACTTATCGAGACATATCAGATTGGGCTGAAGTGATGAGCGTCAGACCGAAAGTCTGGGAGATAAAAGCGATATGTTCGATTGATACAGCGTATCTGGTAGAGAGTCAAAAACAGTCTAAACAATAGGGGTTGCAACCCCGAAAACGGTCTGACCAACCGCTTTGTTTAGTTCACTAGGTTAAGAGGTGATTCTTGTGGCAGGAGCAGACGTTCTAGAAATTCAGGTTCAGTCAGGTGATGTCCAGACCGCTACGGTTCGCCTTAGAGGTTTAACCGGGGCTGCACAGGGTACTGAGAGGGCGGTAGGCGGTCTACGAAGCACTCTTGTTAGTGTCACTAAAGCCTACGCTTCTTTTCTTGTTGCTCAACAAGGTATGCAAACCATCCAGAACCTTATCCCCACATACGCTAAATTTGAAACTGGTTTAGTCGCTGTAGGTAAGACTACAGGAATGGCTGGTAAAGAACTTAAAGGTTTTGGTAGAGAACTCCAGAAAATATCTCTTATGTTACCTATCAGCACTACCGAACTTCTGAAAGTAGGGACGGTGGCAGGGCAATTAGGTATTAAAGGGGGCAAGGCTCTATCCGACTTCACTAAAATAGCAGCTAAGATGGGTATAGCTACCGAACTAAGTGGAGAAGAAGCAGCTTTCGGACTAAACAAGATCCGTATAGCTACAGGATCTAGTCTGAAAGATGTAAAACGTATCGCTGATGAGATAGTAATTCTAGGTAACAATATAGGTGTGACCGAGAAACCACTCATCCGCTTTGCAGGAGAGGTAGGTAGAGCTACTCAGAAGTACAACATAAGCACAGGGGCAGTTCTGTCTCTGTCTGCTGCCATGTTGGAGATGGGTGTCCAAGCTGAGTTAGGTGGGTCAGTTATTGGTAAAACATTCCTCCGTATCGAATCTGCTATAGCTAATGGTGGACAGGATTTACAGAATTTCGCTGATATAGTTGGCATGTCAGGTGAGGCTGTAGAGAAAGCGTACGGGGAGGATAAAGTAAAACTCCTTGTCACCTTCTTAAAACGACTCAATTTCGTTAGTGACGGTACCGCGGAAGGAGGGAATCAGTTAACCAGATCCCTTGAGGCTCTAGGGCTAAAAGGTGACGAGATTAATAAAACCTTGCCTCCTCTGATCGACAATATCGCACAGCTTGAGAACGCTTTAAATCTCTCCGCTAAAGGGGCAGGTTCTTTAGGTGAAGAAGTTGAAACCGCCATAAACACAATCAACAATAAATATCAGATGTTGATAAACACATTAGGTGTCCTTGTTGAGGTATACGTTGAGGATTACCGAGATGCTATAACCGATACTATAGATGACACAAATGACTTCATTAAACAGAATGACGCTGTATCCCGATCTCTTAACACCGTTATAGGTTTTGTTCGTATACTAGGAAATTCTCTCCAGTTAGGGGTCAATATAATAGAGACATTTTTACTAGGAGTGGCTCAGATCCCAACAGTGGTAGCTAATATGCTGGCAAGGGCTGGTAGTTATATACTCAACAAGCTTAATTACTTCAAAAAAGGTAAAGATCCTCTTAAAGATTACGCAGATAAGAATGGGGCTTTTTTTGAGACAATGAATGCCAGAATGAAAACCGCATTCGAGGATTTTAAAAGTACGAGCCTCGATATAGCCGACTCTGCTCATCAACTGGGTATGGGGATAGGGGCTTTAGCCAGTGAAGGCACTAAAGCTGCCGATGTAATAGGGGGTAAACTTAAAGATGTAGCTGATGATGCTTCAGTCTCTTTCGGGGTATTACTGTCCAATGTAAACAAAAACACTGCTGCTATCTACCAATTAAGTACGGCTGAAAAGAAGCAATACGATAGGCTGGTAAGATCTAACAAAGCGTTAAAAACCGAGGTAGCTATTATAGGGCTGTCAGACAGTGCTCAACGCAAACGCATAATCTCTTTGAAGAAAGCAGAACTGGCCTCTCTTGATGCGAAGGTGGCTGCCAGTAAACTGGGAGATGAGTTACGCAGAGAAATCCAATTACTAAGCGAGGCAGACACGAAAACCGCTCTCAGTGAGTTCGCAGAGGGATTCAGAGGCACGTTCCACGACATATTTACATCCGGTAAGAACGCTTTTGAGTCACTAGCTAATGTGATTAAGACCACTCTCATAGATATGCTCTTTGAGTTAACAGCTAAAAGATGGATCATAAACCTAACAGCCGATCTTGCTAGCAGCTTATCTAGTGGGGCTTTAAGTGCTGTAGGCGGTGCTGGTGGTAGTGCTATTATGGGTGCTTTGGGGATTGGCGGTGCTGCTGCTGCCGGGACAGTAACTTTAGGGTCTGGGAGTTTAGCAGGGGCATCAGGGTTAGTGATGGCAGAAGGTGCTACATTAGGACTATCTGGAGGAGCAGGGGCAGCAGGGCTGGGACTGTCTACTTTAGCTGGCCCAGCAGCACTAGGAGCTTTAGGTGGTGCAGGAATTGCAAAACTTACTGGAGGTAATCCTGTAGGTGGCGGTATAGGCGGTGCAGTCGGTGCTGCTGGGGGTTTTGCTGCTGGTACACAGATAGGGGCCATTGGAGGCCCATTAGGAGCTTTAATAGGTGGAGCACTTGGGGGTTTGATAGGGGGTTTATTTGGTGGAGATGACAGAGACTATCAAGCTGAGTTCGATGCTCTTCACAAACAGAGAATAGAGGCGCGTAATAAGCGACTAGCTGAAGAGGCAGCGCACTTTAAAGCTATCCAAGATATGGCTGACGACGCTACTCTGGAGCTACTTAAGTTCACTAGTCCAGACGGAGCAGCTTTGGCATCTCTACGGATTTGGAGAGAAGAAGCTACAGCAGAAGCAGTCAGATTAGGCCAAGATGTAGTTATGGTTGATGAGGCTTACGCTGTTCAACGACTCGCTATAGAACAAGATATTACAGACCGAATCCTAGCCCAAGCTGAAGAGACAAAGAAAGGACTACAACAGAACGTAAGAGATGCTCTCAGTGCTCTGAGTAAAGCGGTATCGTTAGAGAAACGTACCATCAACTCTGCTGCCAATGACGTTAAAGCGTCTATGAGTATTATTACAGGTACTCTACAGGATCTTAACAATGCTCTGGTATCGCTGAGAGGGGTAGACACTTCCCCTGCTGCTGTAGCTAATGCTAGAGGGTTACTAGAGAGTGCTTTAGGATTCTCTCAAAGCGGTGGACTGCTATCACAGGTTCCCGGTTTTGAGTCTGCTCTACAAACTATATCATCTCAAGGCCCAAGCGGATTCTCGACAGCTTTTGAGTTCGAGAAGTCACAGGCACAATCTGCGATACTGCTTGAGCAGTTGATCTCTGAGACAGAAGGGCAGTTAAGTTTAGAAGAGTTAACCCTCCAAGAGATGGAAGCGTCAGTTGAAAGACTTGACGCTCTACTAGAATCCAATACCGCTCAAGCCAATATCCTGCTAGGGATAAATGACGGTATCCTGTCTGTATCTGCATCAGTGTTATACTTGGGAGAGGTCATGCAGACTATGGCTGACGCTCAAGCTGCTGCTGATGCTAGAGCAGCGTTGGATGCTGCTGCTGCCATAGCTCAAGCCAACCAAGATGCTGCTGCCGTTGATGCTGCTCGATTAGAGGCAGCGAAAGTAGCAGAGGTTGAGAACGAGGCTCGTAAAGTAGCAGAGCGTGGCCCTAGATTGGTGGCGATGTGGCAAGCACTAGACGTTATAGACGATGCCCAAGGGTATAATCCCAGTGTAGGCAGAGACAATCAGGTGTTAGGAGTGTTCGAGGAGTTCGAACGCCAAGGTCTGAACACTGATGACGCTATCCGTTCAACTGCTGAATCTTTCGGATTACCTAGCCCAAGATCATTCGCTGTCGGCACAAACGTAGTACCTTTCGATATGAACGCCAATATCCATAAGGGTGAGAGAATTATCCCTGCTGCTGATAACCGTCAGCTTATGAACACAAGCAACGATACCGCTAATCAGATGGCAGGTATGAGAAGCGACTTAAAAGCAGGGCTTGAAGCAGTAGCACTCAACACCATGAAGATACGGAAATTAGCAGAAAGGCACGATGCAGAAGGAACACCGCCAGTAAGGATACCAGCATAATGAAAGTAGTCGAGCCTATCAGTATAAATGATGCGATTTTAACCACTACCGATGTGACAGAAGCGGATTACTCTGCTTGGTCTAGCGGTACTACATACGATATAGAGGATCGGGTTATCTATGTAGACCCATCCTCAACTGTTACCATCACTATCGCTACACCGGGGGTGATCTCATGGACTGCTCATGGACTATCAAACGATCAGATTGTCACATTTACCACTACCGACACACTGCCCACCGGGATCTCAATCGGAACAGCCTACTACATAGTGAACAAGACCACCGACACCTTCCAAATCTCAACTACGAAAGAGGGTACAGCTACCGTAACCACTGGTTCACAAGCTGGAACACACACTTGTATAGCGGATATGCACCTGATCTTTGAGAGCTTAACCAGTGGGAATCTAGCTAATACTCCTCCAGCACCGGGAGCTACCTCGAATTACTGGATTAAAGTTTCATCCACCAATAGATGGAAAATGTTCGATGAGTCAGTCTCAACCAGAACTACTAATTCTGGTACTGTTGATGTCACTATGGACGTTGTGGGACATGTTACTGCTGTCGCTTGCTTGAATGTTGACACTGCTTCCGTACAGGTCATCATGACCGACTCCGTTGCAGGAGAAGTCTACAACTCTACTGAGACTATGACCTCCACCGTTGGGATCAATAACTGGTGGAACTACTTCTTTAAACCCATTATCAAAAAACAAGACGTTTTATTCTCCGATCTCCCTAGTTACTCAGGTGCAGAGATACAGGTTATCTTCACCAAAACAGGGGGGATGGTTGAGGTAGGATCTCTGGTGCTAGGAACGGTTAACGAGTTTGGTGATACGCAATACGGCATGTCTGTCGGGATTATAGATTTCTCTGTTAAACAGAGCGACACATTTGGTAATGTAACAGTAGTGAAGCGAGGGTTTAAGAAGAAAGCAAGTTTGACTACTCTCATAGATAACAACGAGGTTGACCAGATCGTCAATCTTTTGACAGAGTTCAGAGCGATACCAGTTGTATATGAAGGTTCTGACCAGTTTGGCTCTAGTTTAATCTACGGTTTTTACAGAGATTTCGATGTGGTGGTATCCTATCCCACAGCATCATTAATGGATATTGAGATAGAAGGACTAAAATAATGGCTTCCACCATCACAGCTTTACCTACAGCACCAAGCCGAGATCAAGACTCAGATACGTTTGTAACCAACGCTAACGCATGGGTAGCTGCTCTTGACACTTTCACTACCGAAACTAATACAGTGGCCTCAGAAGCGGAGACAGACGCAGCAACAGCCGAAACCAAAGCGACTGAAGCAGCAGCTTCCGCAGCGAGTGCGATTGCTCTTACAACCACTAACGCTACTAGCTCATCATCTGTCGCTATAGGCACAGGGGCTAAGAGTTTTACGATTGAGACAGGTAAGAACTTTGTTATCGGTATGCCTATCAGGATAGCCGATGATGCTGCTCCAGCGACAAACTGGATGCAGGGTATCATCACAGCTTACACCACTGGTACAGGAGTATTAGACGTTACTGTCGATACGGTAGGGGGATCAGGCACAAAATCCGCTTGGACTGTCACTATCACCGGGGTTAGTGGTGCTGACGGCACATCCGATATATCTCTTGACACTACTCCAACTCTTGGTGGCCCTTTAGATGGTGCTGGGTATCAAGCCGACAATCTCATCCTGAATGACACAGGCTGGTTAACCCAAGCCAAAGGTAACTTGGGAGCCACACCAGCTTTTGATCTATCAGCAGGGCAATCTATTACAGGTACTGTAGATCAAGCTATAACTTCTAGCACTATTACCAATCCGATAGCTAGCGATGACTATATGGACTTCGCCATTAAGTTAACAGGCGGTGGCGATTTTGCAATTGTCTGGCCGACCAGCTTCAAATGGTCAGGTGGCGGAACGGCTCCCACTCTCACAGCCTCTAGCGGTATTGATACTATTGTAGGATATACAGTAGACGGTGGTACGACTTACCAAGTTACTGCTTTGACAGACCATCAATAAGGGGTAGGCTATGAGTTTTAGACGAATACTTATGGGCGGTGGTGGAGCAGTAGAGGGAGCATCTTGCGGTGGATCTGGTGGTGTAGATGCTTACACTACTTTGATGATCCATAGCGATACTACTGACGGTTCTACTACTTTTACTGATAGCTCAGAATCAGCACATACAATAACAGCTAGCGGTAACGTGCATCATGAAACAGACCAGCAGAAGTTCGGTGCTACAAGTATACATTTTGATGGTACAGGGGATTATTTAACTCTAGGTGGCCCTACTGGAGACTTTACATATAGTACTAATGATTTCGCTATTGATCTATGGGTTTACCCTACAACCGTAACAGGTGCTCACGTTATAATTGATGGTCGCAATACTGCTGCTGGATCTACTAATCTAACTTTAAAGCAGGATGGTACAAGTATAGTCTATGATGTGAGTGGATCGCCTAAAATAACAGGTACAAGTGCTTTCACTATAAATACTTGGCACCATGTAGCTGTGTGCAGATCAGGAGGCACTACAAAGTTATTCGTTAACGGGTCACAGGTAAGCACTGATTACACAACCAATGATGATATGGAGGATTACCCAACTAGGATTGGTGTGGCGAGAGATACATCAACTTACTTTACAGGGTATCTGGATGAGATACGGTTCAGTAAATTTGCGAGGTTTACAGGAACCTTCACCCCTCCAACAGCAGCTTACACCAACACTATATCTAAATGGGAAACTGGTGTAGATGGTAATACTACTCTCTTAATAAAATCTAACACTACTGACGGTAGTACGACATTTACTGATAGTGGAGTTACTGGACATACTATTTCTGCTGTAGGTACAGCCCAGCACGATACAGCACAACATCATTTTGGAACTTCAGCTATTCTACTGGATGGGAACTCGGATCTGTTACTTGTTCCTTCAAGCTCAGAATTTGACATGGATGGAGGCGATTTTACCCTTGACTGCTGGGTGAGATTTAATAGTTTAACCAATTCACAGTATCTAATTGCTAGGCATGATGGGACGACATCATCATTTTTATTATATAAGAATGCCAGTAATAAAATGGTATTTCAGATTAATGACGGTACATTAAGAGAAGCTACTGGATCTACTTCTGTAGTAGTAGACACTTGGTATCATGTAGCTGGGGTTAGAGAAGGAACAACTACTACTCTCTATTTAAACGGTGTATCTGATGGTACAGCCTCTAGTGTAGGTACGCTTAACACTGTTACCAATAAACTTGGTATTGGTATGATTGTTAACGGTAGCGATACCCCAATCAACAGCAATTATGTAAATGGATGGCTTGATGAGATTAGGATAAGTAAATCTGCTCGCTGGTCTGGAGATTTCACCCCTCCAACTTATGAATACTGCTCAACATTTACTAAGTATTGGCCCGGTAATGACGGGTTTACTAAGCTACTTATTCATAGTGATACTACTGATGGGTCTACTACGTTTACAGATTCTAGTTTAGGGTTACATACACCTACAGCTAAAGGCAATGCCCAGCACGATACTGCACAACAAAAATTCGGGGCATCTTCTATATTATTGGATGGTACAGGAGACTATTTAGATATTCCTACCAGTGTTGATTTTGATATGGGTAGTGGTGACTTTACACTAGACTGTTGGATGAGATGGGATGGAGGCAATACATCTACCAGTAAGTATATGATCGCTAGGCATGATGGTTCAACTAGCTCCTTTCTACTCTACTTAAATAGTTCAGAGAAGATGGTATTTCAAACTAATGATGGAAGTCTACATGAAGCTGTTGGAAGCACTACTATTGTTCAGGATACTTGGTATCATGTAGCTGGTGTTAAACAAGGTTCGGATACCATTATATATGTAGATGGTGTTGCTGATGGAACTGCTGCAAGTGTAGGAACTGTTAATACAGTCACTTCATCTCTGGGTATTGGGATGATTATTAAAGGAGACACTACTCCTCTAAACTCTCAGTACTTTAGTGGCTGGATGGACGAAATTAGAATTTCTAAGGGAATAGCTCGCTGGCAGTCAGATTTCACTCCACCAGCATTAACTTACGATGACGAGAAATAATTATGAAATATGTAAAAGTAGAAGATGGTGTTATAGTTGATGGGCCAAGAGCTTTACCAGCTAGTATACCTGAAGTATCGAACTTGAATACTAACCCTGCTTTAGCTAAACAGTTTGGTTGGATTCCTGTAAATGTCATAGAGCCTACTATTGACACAGCTACTCAATATAAAGGTGCTAGAGTTGTTACTCTTACCGATGAGTTAGCCACCATCACTTGGGAAGTTAATGATCTGGATGAGATTGGGCAAGCTAGAGTAGCTTTTGCTAATGCTGAGAAAGAGATAATCAGATTAGAGAATACTATATCTAAGAGATGGTTATGGTCTGCTGCTACTGGCGATGAGTTTGCTCAAGGTAAGATAGCTGAGGTAGAGGTTCTTCTGGCTACACAGAGAGTTATTCGAGCTACTGCTGAAGCTCTTATACCAGTACCGGAGCATATTTAATGGACTGGTCTTTATACCCTAATTTCTCACCTAAAGAGTTCACCTGTAAGTGCGGATGTGGTAGAGTAGACATGGATGAAGAGTTCATGGCTTTCCTGCAAGATATCCGATCTGATATAGGTAGAAAGTTTACCATCACATCCGGGTATCGCTGCCCCGCCTACGAGAAGAACATTGGTGGCTCAGGCAAGAATCACCCTACTGGTAAAGCTGCTGATATAGTAGCCGAGAGATCTGTGATGAGTCGTATAGTTGCTCGATCTGAAGCATACGGGTTCACTGGCGTCGGGGTGTCTCTGTCGGGTGATGGCAACTTTATCCACTTAGATACGAGTCATAAAGATCTGACAGTATGGAGCTATTAGCATGGAAATGTGTTGGAAGAGTTTTATGACAGGACTTGGTGCTGGTACTATGTTAGCTTTCGTACTGATAGCAGGAACTATATAGATGGGTATATTCTCGAAAATAGTAGATGGTTTTGGTGGTAGTATAGTTGATACTTTAATAGGTACAGCAAAAGAATACTTCCCACCAGATATGCCTCCTGAAGCCATAGCTAAGATGGAACTCGCTATGACTAAGGAGGCTAATAAACAAACCAAGATAGTTAATGCTAATCTAGCTGACGCTGAGAAAACTCTCAATGATCGTATTGCTCAACAGGAGGGGACTGCTAGTGACCTTAGATCTATCTGGGGTCTAGGACATATAGTTTTATTCCTAAGAGGCTTACAACGTCCTGTGTGGGGCTTCTCTACTCTATATATAGACTTCTTATGGTTTACTACGCCTAAATCTTCAGTTAACTTTATAGTATATACTGAGCAACAGCAAACAGCATTGATAGTTATTAATATCCTAGTTCTAGGATTTCTATTTGGTGAGCGAACTATTAAGAATTTAGAACCATTAATAATCAAGGTATTTGGTAAGTCATGAGTATTAAGCTCCCCGAACTCACGCCAGCGCAACACAACGAATTAGCTAAAATAGTTCATGAGGGGGTTATGGATAGTTTGGTTAAAGATATACATAAAAATCATTACTCCAAGATGAAGAAGGATTGGCAAGAGATTGTTGAAAACATTAACAGAGATCCTGACCATATAAAACTACGAGACCATTTTAGAGAGACTGCACGTATACCAGATAATTTATTAAAGATGAGGCTAGGATAATCATGGAAGATTTATTTCAGTACTGGAGAGAGTTAGGTCTATTATGCGCTCTTGCTGCATCAGCTACTAGAGTAGAGATGCTGGGCAAGAATAATGCTGCTCGGATAGAGAAGCTTGAGGAAAAGCTAGACTCATCTAAAACTAATGAATGGGTAGAGTTTAAAGCTATCACAAGATTAAAGATAGATGAGCACGATAAAGAAATCCGTAAACTGTTTAACTTTCATGATAAAGGCCGATAATTAGCATTGACTTCCAATATACACGGATGTAAACTGTATGTTAACAACTGGTAATAAAAAGGTGACTTGATAATGCCTACGAACAAGGAACGTATCACTAAATTGGAGGGTCAAATGGCTAACTGTATTGAGAATACAAATAGGATTTTGGATACTCAAGACAAGTTTACTAAACGATTCACCGAGGGTACAGAGAAATTTGAAGCCCTCACTGAAACCATGACATCATTAGATCGTCATCTGGCGATATCTAATGAGCGGTGGGTAGTAGTAGGGTATGTAGCAAAAGGCGTTTGGGTTGTGATAGGCGGTACTTTAGTAGCTGGGGTTAATTACCTCGTAGGCAGATTCTCTTGAGCGATTGCTGTGGCGGTATGTGTGAAGACTGCGAGACTTGGAAAGAGGAAGAACCCAAGCCTCGCTATGAGCCTGAAGAGGAGGATTATGCTGTTTGATTAAAATTTATAGTCCTCCCAACTAATCCACTTACCCCGTATCTCTTTATACTCTACATCCTGATACTCTCTCCTCCCACACTTTCCACAGGTACGCTGATAGCTAATAGGCTGAGTCATAGCGTATCTCTTAACAGTAAGTATCTCATCCTCTCCCCACTCATGCTTACACTTCTTCCTCTTAGTTCTCCACCCAAACATCACTGTCTAACTCCCGGTCTATCATCCAGACTCTCCATACCTCTCTTAACATAAGTAGATAAAAAAGCAATATTAGCAGCAGCATGGTCAAGATGGCTTAAACCTGTCTCTGGGTCTAACTCCTCCCCTCTCCACCATGCCCATAAATGTCTGAGGCAAGCTGAGAAAAGACGGGAGTAAACTATTCCCTTCTCCCAGTTGCCCCTACCGTACTTATCTGCACCGAAAGCCAGTACCTTAAGCATCTCATCCGTAGACTCAGGTAGTAGACTCCAGTCTATCTTACCTTCATCGTATTTAGTTCCGCTCATATCATCACCCACATTTAGAGTAACCGCAACCGTCAACTCCCTCACACACCGGACAACCTTCCACTTCTCTCCAAACAGTGTTACCGCACTCACTACCATCTACCATAGCTACACACGGAGCATCTATGTACTGGAACTGTTCTAGTGTAGGTAGCTCTGGCACTTCGCCATGTGCCATCTGGTGCAGAGTCTTAGGTCGCTCAGACACTTCTCCTAGCGGTATTCCTATTGTAGAGAGTTCAGCTATCTCCTCTCTAACCTCATGTAGTGTTGGAGCAAAGCAGAGGCTGTTTAAGATGTAACCTATCTCAGCTATAATGCTATCGTGCTGCTTCATCTTACCTGAGTCGTCCATCTTCTTCGAGAAGTGCCCCCCTTTAGGGTCATGGCTAGTGAGCATGTCTTTGATTAAGAACCCTACATCTCCTTCAACTCTCATGGTAGCAGACCAAGCTCTAGTTAACGCTTTGATCCACATCTGGTTATCTTTATTAGCGGTATTGCAAAATATCTCAAACGGCTTGCCGTCTTTCATATTAACTGTGAAGTAATACGCATGTTCGTAGTGGTGGCTCTTAACCTTAAACGTCTGTCCAGTTAAAGTAGTTGGACGTTTAAGTTTAGCTACTGCTCTACGCTCAGTGCCGTCCCATCCAGTAGTCAAGCTATCCTTGATAACTTCATATGCTGTGATTTTCTTTGTTATCTTCTTCATAAACCCTCACCCTCTGTAACTGTTCTTTTGATGTTGATACAGGCGATGCGTTTTCCTACATAGTCAGACTCCTGTAATGCTTGTTCCTTACTGGCGAAGCTATACCCTGTTAATTTGTTCTCTCCATCTAATTTAGAATAAACATTAACCCAGAAATCCACCTCAACTGTTTTAGGTTTTTCTACTAAGTCATGTATGGAGTGTCCGTGTACAGGATCAAAGATCCCGTTTATATCCCATGATCTAGGTAGCCAACCTAGTTCTGGAGCTAATTGAGCACCATGCACAACACGAGGAGAATCACCCCCATCAACGGCATAAATCCTAACCTCTCTACCATCTCTAGTCTGGTATTCTTTACCCAGTTCAATCTTCATGTCTTCTCCTCCAGTGCTGCATCTATCATATCTAAGTAAATACCCTCTATATTAGCTTCATCATCGTAGTAGCAAGATGCTTTACGGCCTTTCCTCATCATCTTCTCTGTAGGTTCTCTCATAGCTTTAATAACTGCTTTAGCTTGAGGAATATACATATGCCAATACGGAGCACCATAATGGTTTATATCAGGGGCAATACCCGTAAATGAACATAATACCCTCGCTATTTTCTCTATCATCCCATCACCTTTTCAAGCCACCAGCAAGCTGCACCAAACATTACCCATACCTGCATAGTTAAATAGTAAGCTGTGTATAAATTCCGATCATCTCTATGTAGTACAAACATCATGAAATTAATAAGTACCCACAACGCACAAACTATATTTATGTTATCCATGCAACTCCTCCCACTCTTTCAAAACCTCTGCGAATATCACCAAGTAGTTAGTACGTTTATCGCAAGTAGGGCAGTAGAGCCTGACTCGCTTACCTTTACGCTCAAATATTATTGGGTGTTTAATCATTTCTCACCTTTAAAGATTTGTTCTGAGTGTTGATAGTGTGCTGTACGATTGATGTACACTCTTTAATCCAAACACTTCTATTTGCTGGTATAGTGTGTTCATCTACTAAATACGCTGCTAGAACAAATGCTCCTAAAAACCCTATAAGAAACCCACTAATTAACTCTTTCATCCCCCACCTCTTTATTACAGAGTACATTAAAAGAATACTGGATACTGATAACCCAATTTAACCAGTAGTTATTAGTAGGTTTTCTTTTATACACAGTACTTCTCAGCTTTTTTAATAACTCATATCTACTAAGCTCACTAGTTGAGTTGAGCCATAACACTAATATTTGCATATTCCTAAAACCAACACAATTATGAGCTAAAATTTTTTTGTCTTCTTTAGTTAGTCGATAACTAGCTCTCACTTCTAACCCCCTGATAAACTTTAAGAACTGCTATGGTTCTGGCTATTGGTAATGAGATCGCTTTCCCATAAATGTACGCCCAATCTTCTTTAGTTTCGTCTACACACTCTACCTGCCAACAATCAAACTCATTCTGCATCTGCAACCATATCCAACCATCAGGCAGAGCATTTTCAGTAGCGTCTAGGGATCTGGTGAACCTCCTCAATCTAGTGTTGCCTTCTTCTCCATCCACCATATCCCACAGAACATTACCATTAACTACATCTAAGGTACGACAATCTTTAGGTATCCAATCTAGTGCCTTCATCACCTTCAGATCCAACTCGGCACTGCCCTCTGTAGCTGCTTCTAGCTCTTTAATTAGATCGTTCATTTCTGTACCATAAAGTTTTTTACAGATTGATTCATGGAGCACATTAGTTCATACATGTGGTGTGCTGCTCTGTTATCACTACCAGCGATCTCATAATAAATCTGTGCTTTAGACATATGTTCCGCTAGCTTATCAAATAATTGTTTTTCTGCACCTTCAAGTTCTTTCATTTCTCACCTCCGTATTAGGTTATTTATGATCTAGCGACTGCTCTAGTTGTGAAAAATAACCATCTGGTAAACAGAGGGGGGTATTATCCTTATCATCTCTCACCTCCATGTGCGCTTTAAGTAGTGCTATGGTTCTGGCTACAGGCAGTGATTTATGGAAACCTATATGACAATCACTGGCTTTTATGCCAGTTTCTCCAAAAGGTCTTATATGTTCAATCTGTACATGCCATTCTTTTTGACTAATACTTGACATATGTTCCCAACGGCAACCTTCAGGCAAAGCGTTCTCTGTAGCATCTAGTGATCTTGAGAACATAAATAAAGGTGTTGTGTTGGTGTAAGTCCATTTCTTGGATGTTATGAATTCTAGAGCACCTCTGTATTTATTATTCACCCTAGTAGTTAGCTTGCTATTCTCTTTAGCTAAACTTAACGCTTTCATCACCTTCAGATCCAACTCGGCACTGCCCTCTGTAGCTGCTTCTAGCTCTTTAATTAGTTCGTTCATCTCTCCTCCCCTTATGCTTACCAACATCGCTGTAATAAAACTCACAAACAAAATCATCTAACTTATCTGAGAAGTCTGCCATGCTCTGATAATCTGATGCTTGTGCTGTATGTCTCCAGCATGAGTTTTTAAGTTTACATTTCTGAGTTGGTCTGCACATTGTTATGTCTGGCATTTTACTTCCCCCCTATTGCTGAACATAACTCCATAATACATCACCCTTTAAATATCCAGTGACTAGGAATCCAGTGAGCCAAGCTACCCACATTGCTAGGCTAGGCGCATTCTCTTTATACCAACTCAGAGCTACAAAAAGCCAAACCCCTGCTATCGCTATACCTGTTCCGATATCCATGTTATCACTCCTTTAGATCAGAGAGTCTAATAGGGTCTAAATCTACCCAATAATTAAAATGCCCTGTAACCATCCCCTGAGCGATCAACCTCAGTTAGCACGTTGGACTTGTCGTGTCTGTAATATACCAGAACAAGTCTGATAGGAATTACGGATGGGAGTTCTATCTAATCACAATGTCTACACTCCCCTGTCTCTGGATTTACTGTCCACTTACCACATTTAGGGCATACGAATATGTTCATAGCTCCCCTTTAAAAGTTAATCCCAGCACCTAGACCTCTGGGTAGGCTTCTCCTCTAACCCATTGTACATCAACTACTCAAATCCATTCTTTAATGGGACAATTAAGTGCGATATTGCACAAGAGGTAAAGTCACTAGGTTGACTTATTCAGTTCATGCTCTACAGTTTTCTTAGGCATGTTGAAAGCTATCGCTAGTTTTCCCATAGACCAATGTCCTTGCGCGTACAGATCTAGCAGTAACTGCCTACGCTCTCTCTTTAATTGTTTTCTTACCATATACTGCACCTCTAACTGAATTTTAATCTGGTCTGGTACAGGATACTCAACCTCATAATCTTGGAAACAGGTAGGGCATTTCATTGCGTTCTCTCCTTGGTCTTTGCGCGAATAAGACGCTTATCCCAACTCTTTTTCAATTTATTAACCATTGCGTCCCATGAGTCAATCCCCCACGGTGGAACCCATACGCAACGCCTAACCCACCCCTGTTGTTTCTTCTTATCCATAAACTTCTGTTGGCGTTGGGAGTTAACCTTTTTAATATCATCACAGTTGCACATACTCATCTCTATCTCCTTGAAAACTACTATACACAGCGTTAGGTACTGCGTCTAGGTTTTAATCTAATTCTGCCCAATTAGGGCCAATCCCGCCTTCTACTAACCTATCCGTTGAAGCACCGGGGAAGATGTCTAGGTAGCCTGTAATCATATCCTGCTCCATAATAGTCAAGCAGTCTTTAGCATCCTTGATACCCGACTCATCTATCAAAGCATCATGGATGGTTGCTAACATTTTGGTACGTTTTTGAAGGCCGTTACTCCTATGCACATCCAGACTCTCTTTATGTCTTATAATAGCTCTAGCCATAATAGACAATGCAGCACGTTGAACAGGGTAATTCGCTAATTTAGGTATCTCTGGTCTTCTGCCCATGTATATAGTACCTCCATCAACGCATCTGATATACCTAGTACGTTCAGCCTCGTCTAACATCTTAAAGCGGTAGTTAAACGCATTGCGGTAACGATCCTCCCAGAATGCTATATACTCCTCGGCTTTCGTAACTGTAGTCCTCATAGTAGCAGCTAACCCTTCGGCCCCCGATCCGTAGATAATCCCGAAGCTGACTCCTTTAGCAGCGGTTCTAGCAGCTTTCCCCTCTTTAGTTTTCTTATCTATCTTATGCCCTGCTATAACGGTAGCCACCTCAGAATGAACATCTCCCTCTACCATATCTTGGAGAAGTTGATCGTCATTAGAGAGTAATGCCAGTACCCGGAGTTCGATACCACTGTAGTCGAGAGATACAAGAGCTTTACCTAACCCTGCTATGAAAGATCTCCTGACACTGGTAGCTTTACCTAGTAAATCCTTATCTCTTGGGATTTGTTGAAGATTTGGCCCTGAACTAGAAAAACGACAGGTCTTTGCTTGGCCTATATTAAATCTAGCTCTGATCCGTTTATCAGGGGAGTTCTGAGAAGAAGTGATTAACGTTGTACCAAACGATGAGATATACTTTGATATAGTCTTATAACCAGCTAAAGAGTCGAAAAACTTCTCTAACGGTGTACCCGGAACCATCCCTGCCAATTTATTGAGAGTGACCGTCTTCATGGATAGTTGCCCGGTCTTCTCTGTCCGAGGCCATCCTTTTAGGAAGTTGTCAGGCATGTTCCGGGCAAAATAATCAGACCATTGAGCGTCACTATTAATATTATCTACTTCTTCTTGAGGAACTAATGCTCTAAGATCCTCGATTTTCTGGAGTTGTATCTGAGTCCAATCTTTAACTAAGGCTTTATGGGCTTTCTGATCAAGCCTCATACCTGCGGTTTCCATTTCTACTACAGCAGGAACCATCCCATTAAGTAGAGCGAACCCTCTCCAGTGGTCAGGGTCTGCTTGTCCGATCCAGTGTACCCATAATCTCCATGTAAGATCTGCGTCAAGATATGCGTAATCTAACTGCTCCTGACTGAGATCTGTGGCCCCCCAATTACTGGCTTGCTGTTCCTTACTCATCTCTATATCGAGATCCCATTTTACCATTAACTTTAAGGAAAAGCCCCCTCCTCCTAGGATAGCCCTACGAAGATACCCGACATCCAATAAAGTTGGTGTATGACCGAAGTGTAAGAACCAGCGTAATTCAAAACCAGCATTGAAGACCACCCATTGACCTACATCGAAGTATTGAGCGTACGGTTCTAATCCTTCAACGCCAAAATCTATGAGATAATGGTCTTGATCGTTACATAAACTAGCTAACCGCACTTTACCTTCTTGAGGGGTAAATGCAGTAGTTTCAAAATCCAGAGCAGTGGCGGTCTTTCTACTTGCACACTGTTTTATAGCTCTAATGACATCGTTTTTTGTTGACACTAATTGATATTCAGGTATATTATGCGACATGCGGATTAACCTCCTGCTAACTGGAATATGCAACGTACTTCATTATGAAGAACTATGGCTCTCCCCTCACAGGGAGGGCCATAATTCTTTAGGGGTTACTTACTTCCGCTTCTTTTTAGGTGCATCACCAGCAATCAACTGTTCTGCGGTAATATCACCATCGACATAGGACTGGACAGCATCCCGTGTCACCCATGCCTCTACCTCAAATTTTGGTTTGAAGTTCTTCATATCCTGAGCTACGAAAGATTCGCTCTCAAAATAGAATACAGGAAGGGTAGGCTCACCAGCAGCAGCACGTTTTGCAATATCGTTGGTGAGATCATATACTGCATTACGTCCAGACTTTGATGTAGTGGTGAAATTAACCTGCCCTTTGATCTGATCACAAGGGAAACATGAGAAGCCTCGCATTTCAGCCCAGCCATCTCCAGCTTTTGTGTTATAAGGAGCGTGATCTTCAAGCTGGCCCTCTTCAATCCGAGCGTTCTTGTTGTAAACACTCCACTCATGCTTTGCGATAGGTTTAGACGCTTTCCAACATGTCCAGCCAGCGATAACAGATAATGGATCCATTATATAAAGTTGCTCAGTATCCACATTCTCACGTTTTCTTCCTAGGCTATACTGCCCTGATTTACCAGAAAACGATAGATAATCGAACATCCCTGCGGAATTTCCGCTCTCGTTACTTACTTCTGCTAGTGCTCCAGCCATATCCTGCTCTGAGATTGCTGGAAGATCTGCGTTACCTAGATACTGCGTTAATGCGTTTGACATTACTTTGGTTCCTTTTACTTTTATGTACGAGTTATTGTTAGTCGCTCTGAAGGAGAGCCGACTTTTATAAATGGAGTTAAATCGATCTTCTTGGCTAATGCCTTCTTATCGAGGGACTCCCGTCCTTTTGTTACTACATACTTCACTTCAATATCGTCTACTGTAGTGTCCTGTAGCTCCTTCTCCTGCATAATCTGCTTGATACTTTCACCTACTGTAGTTTTCTGAGCCTTAGCTACATCCTCCTGCTCTTTAGCCCTCATGTAAGTTGATACCAGTAATTCAAAATCCTCTGAATTACTACTAGTGGGTTCTGTTGAAGCTACACCACACACCTTTTTGAAGGAGCACATAGTGTTACACTCTTTACCACCGTTTCTTCTTCCCTCTCTATCGAGGGTATCAGCCGATTTGGCCCTGAACAGTCTCTTTGAGCGTTTCCCTACCTTCTTCAATATATTAGGATCACGTTCTACTTTAAACTCGTAGATCTTATTAAAGTTACTGGCATCCATATACACCAGATACCCATCTTCAATCTTGTAATCCTCATACTGCACTATCAATTCCATTGCTATCTGTAACTGTACAATGTGGTTCTCTTTGGGAAGATAACGGATGTTAGTTCTTGGGTCTATGGTTTTAAATTCAACTCCAAAATACTGATCTCCGGTAACATCATCGAACTTGCATAAAACTCCGTCAGGAGTAACACTAATCCTACGCTCCTCATCTTGGAGTGATAACTGGGTATTACCAGCGTGATAGACACTCATCCCTGTCTTTCTACCATTGATGGAGTCTACTAAATACTTTTCGCCATGAGTACCTCTTTTAGCATACCCCCAATCCTGTTCCTCCCCATCTTCTTCTTGAAACTTGAGATACCACTGCTTGCGGATACAGGACATCGCTTCTGAGGCATTCATGTACTTAGCCCGTTGGTTGGGATCGAACTTCCCGGCATCATTCTCATCTGATCCCTTAATTACCGCTTCCTTAATCATCGCTTTGCTCCATTAGTTGTTTATGCCCTTGTTTCTTGGTTGCTGATATACGATTGACTGCTTCATCCAGCTTCGTATCAGCGTTAAATATATCTACATGAACGTGATTCTGCTGCCCGATCCGGTGACAACGTGCATAAAACTGATCCATTACCGCTGGACTCCAGTCTGCTTCTACCACAATGATATGAGATCCACCTTGGAGGTTTAGACTGACTCCCATAGCACCTATCTGTCCTATAAGAACGTCTATCTTCCCCTCATTGAACATATCGGCAAGAGCCTGTTTAAGATCTGCCTGAGTTCGTCCATCAAGTTTCCCGGCTATGACTCCAGTGTCAGAAATTTGACGGTGTAGTTCGTCTATCACATCTGTATGCCAAGCTCCCACGAGGATAGGTTTATTACCCGACTCGATTCTATCTATTATCTCCTTTGCCGATGCTTTAACCTTGGCCCTACCGATGATCCTTCTCATAGTAGATAAGGGAGTCTCTCCCTCAACAGGCTCTTTTCCTCCCATCTCTTGAGTCAGACTCTTAAGAGTTCTTTTCTTTAACTCATTGAGAACTTCCTTGAGTTCTGGGCTAGGTTCTAATGGTACTTGGAGGTGATTGAAAGTGATGGGGGGCATTTGCTCCCAAACATCCTTGAGTTCTCTCCTAACAGCCAGTTTAGGGAAAATCAGCGAGTTCAGTTCCTCAGTGTTCCTGTTCCCAACTGTAGTATCAGTGGGCCATCTAGCACCGGGGTAAGTTCTTCTCTGAGTAACACAGTAGCGGAGGCGAAACCTTTCGAGGCTAGTACCTCCTGTAAAATGTTTTAAGGCAATTGGATCTGCTGCTAGTAGAAAAGGGTACAGATCATCGTTCCAGCGTGTTGAAGGAGTTCCTGTAAGCATCCAAGAGTATTCGCAGGATTTATGTAACCCTTGTGGGCCGAGCAGTTCTTTTGTTCTCTTAGCGTCTACTGATTTAAGAGCATGACTCTCATCACAGATCAAGACGACAGGTTTAAGGTTAGCGAGTTCTGCCTTTCTCTTAGTAGCTATCTGGTAGGAGCATATAATGATCGGGGCAGAAGTGATCTTGGTCTTACCCGTCTTTAGAAGCTGGGATGGTTGGGATAGATGGTCTTCTGCTTCTCTCTGCCACATAAGAAGAGAGATAGGAGGGCCGATAATGATTAGATGTCGTCCGGGCTTTATAGAGACAAGATTAGCAGCTTCTAAGGCAGTTCTAGTTTTACCAGAACCCATCCCCGAAAAACATCCTCGGACTCCATCGTACTCAATAAGGAATAGAGCATCCTCATTCTGATGCGGTAGTAACTTCATGTCTTAACCTCCTACTTAATTAACTTGCCCCATAAGCTACAGGATGTTAGGCATAGCGTCAAGCACTTTTATTAATTATTTTTATTATTGCAAATTCGTTCTAGAGTATATAGGGTTACAAGTATTCGTAAATATTGAAGGAGGTTAATTATGTGCATAATAGATGATGCCTTAGAGGTATCAAAGAAGTATCCTATCTTCCCAACCAATGGGAAAAAACCAGCTTGGTCTAATGCCGAACTCGGTGTAGAACGAGGTCAAGGTGGTTACAAAATCGCTACTCAAGACCCAGACCGAGTGCGAGAACTCTTTAGTCACAGTCGAGCTACCGAGATTGCGGTTCCTATGGGAAAGCAGTCTGGGTTAATCTGTATTGATGTGGATGCGCATAAAGATTCCAGTTTACTGGAGTGGGCATCTGGTTTACCTGATACATTAATTCATACTACTCGATCTGGTGGCCTCCATTATATCTTTGAGCATCCCGGAGATCAATATAAATTCCCGTCTACTTTAAGAGAGGGAGTTGATTTAAAAGCTGGGGGTAATGGGTATATCTGTTTCCCCCCAACTGCTGGGTATAAGGTTAAACGGGAAAGCCCTGTTAGGAGGTTCCCGTTGGAGGAGCTTAGTAAAGCAATGAAGGCTAAAGGGGGTACTGGTAATATCCTCGCTGGTTATAATGATGCTACGGATGAGGAATTAATAGATAGGATTAGGACTGCTACAGAACTCTACCCCAGTTTGCGTAGTTTATCGTATAGGTTACCTAACAGGAAGATAGAGGGTAAATCTATAGATAGAGATGGTATGGTAACTATCTTAAATGGAGTTATGCAACAATCGGTGGCAGCACATAGTGGGCATGTACGGCATGTGGATTGGTTGGATAGGCTAGAATCGATAGAGCACTTAGTCGATACCGGGATTTTGAAAGCTAAAATGCTCCACTCTGATGCTGATTTAGAGGCTATATCTGCTTCTATGGGAGGAAAACCTTTAACGCGCCCCATTGGGCCGCAATCTGAGACAAGCATTGAGTCGGTTGAGGCACGGATTGCGGTGCTGGAAGAGGAGGATGGGTTTGAGGATTTAGGGCTTGTTAATGTAATGAAGGAGGTAGTTAGTCCTATAGAGTGGGTGATCCCTGATATGATCCCAATTGGAGGAATAACCAGTGTAGCTGGAGCTAGTAATGTAGGCAAAACTAGGTGGTTAGCTGGTTTAGTTGCTGGTTTATCTGTTGGTGATGTATCTCGTATGGGCCTCCCAGCAGTAGACGGGCCAGTAGCATCTTTATGGATAGCGAATGAGGAGAGAGTAGACGATATTAAACGGAGAATCAAAGCGTCTTACTTACAGCACAGTGATCGTGGGTCTTCAGCATCAATATTTGTAAGGGGAAAAGATAAGGGAATGCTTAGGTTAGTCGGGGTCAATGAGATAGGTAACCCTGAGATTGATGAGGATAATATTGCAATAATTGTCAATGCTGCTCGGAAGTGTGAGGCTAAAATCATCTTTTTAGACCCTTATATTACGTTATCTGATGCAATGGATGAAAACTCAGCAGGTTCTGCTGCTATTGTGACTAAAGCGTTACTGATGATTGCTACGATGTCTGGGGCAGCAGTTATGTATGCCCATCATACGCCAAAGGATAGATCTAAGGATAATGATTGGTATAGGGGGGATGATGGTGCTTGGAGGGGGAGTGGCGGTATATACAGTGGTTTAGATTGTGGTTTTACGCTTAGTAACTGGCTTCCTAATAACCCCGAACAGAGAAGGCAATGGAAAGCAGGTAATTTAACTCATGGTTACAGTAGGTGGGTAGTATTGGACACTGGTAAAATCAGGGAAGGAGATCGTTTACCGCCAGTTGTTTATGAGTTAGTGGGCCAAGAGATGCAGGAAGGGGAAGGAAGACCTATTGGTGTATGTGCTGTTAGGACTGAAAGCGATGCTCTGGATGTGCTTGGTAATACGAGTATTGAAGCGATTCAGGCCAGTGTAATGGCAATCGAAATGGTTAAAAGGTTAGGAGGAGGGGAATTTACTAATATGAGTGAAGTACACTCAAAAATGGAAGAGGTGGCTAATTGGCCTGATGTACGTCAAGTTCGAGGTAAGGAGCAACTTCATGTGTTGTTTAAACATAAAATCCCTGCGGAAAATGGGGGATCAGTTCAGCTTCATTTCAATGAATATAATAAGACAAATAAGCGGTGGATTCTGGAGGTAAAAGAGGGGTAAAAACTCTATCACAACTCTATCAAACTCTATCAAATGGGGTAAAAAATCTGATAGAGTTGGAGGCTCTGATAAAGTTTTTTGTAATGAAACCAGTAGTTTACAACTCTATCAACAGAGTTGCTGATAGAGTTGATAGAGTTGCTATTTTGTCAATGAAATCACATATTTACAAACTCTATCAACTCTATCTCTCTCTAAAGAGAGAGTGGAACTGAGGGTTCCATCTCTTTCGAGTAGAGCTTGAGCAAAAATTTTTAAGGAGAAGAAAATGGTATTAGGAATTGACCCCGGAGCAAAAGGGGGTTTGGCATTAGTCGAGAGGGACACCAAAGTTTTACATGATGGGATGCGAATGCCTACTCTCAAGATGAGAGGGAAAACTATTTTGGATGTAAAGAGGGTGAGAGAGTTTATTTATGGGTTACCTACCATCACGGTTATTGAACAGGTGGGGTCGATGCCGGGACAGGGCAGTGTAAGTGCGTTCTCGTTTGGGAGGATAACGGGAGCTATCGAAGCTATTACCCAAGAGCATAGCTCGAAAGGAATGGTATGGGTAAGCCCTCGGAAGTGGAAGGGGTATTACAAACTGGGGAAGAATAAACAGGATTCGATAGATGCAGCAAAGTTAAGGTTCGGGAAAGATTATCACTGGCAGTATAAGGCAGATGATGGTATAGCAGAGGCAGCGTTGATAGCCCTGTGGTATTTGGAGCAGGGGTAGTGTCGAGGGGAGGGGTACTTCAGAAGGGGGTGGGCTTATGCAGTGTGGAAATTGTAGGTATTGGTATCCAGTAGGAGATCTCGATGTAGGGAAGTGCAGTATGAATTTTGAGGAACTTGTGATGTATTTTGGCTATTGTGATAACTGGGGTATGTTGGAGGATTAGATTATGGTTCATTGTGCGATCTGTAACGGAGAAGTAGGGTTGGAGGAACACGGATGCTTCAAGGTGGAAGAGCGTGATGTTAAGCTCACAAGGCTGATAGCGGAGAGGAAAAGGTTGGATGAGCAGATTAAGGCTTTACAGGATGAGGTTATTGATGTAGGGTACGGGTGATTGAATTAATTATTTGCTGTATCTGTTGCACTTGTTGTCTTTGTTTTGCATTACCCAAGCGATCCAGTGGGGCTAATAACATCGCAGTTGGAAGTCGGGAATCCTTGTAGCTAGTTTTACACTCCTCCCCGGTGATTCCTTCAAAATCATAAGAAGCTCCCTATTAAGCTAAGAGGCTCGGTAGGGAGCTTTTTTGTGTCTGGGCTACTCTGCTATAGGAAATGAGCGAAAAGCTGTTAGAGAGGCTTACAGAGGGGTTTAAATCAAATTTTAGGCTTATAGGGGAAAGTCAAATCAAATTTTCGGTCTATAGGGGGAATCAAATCAAATTTTTGCTCTATAGGGGAGGGGGTTTTCTGTATTCGTCTATCAGGGTTTACTAAATTTGGTTATCCATTATTAGATTTTGTTAAAACTGCTTATCCAAATTTAGATTTTACTAATATTAGCAAATCCTGATAGGCATTATTAGTTTTTCCTGATAGACAATATTAGATTTCTTTCATACTGCATACCGTCAAAATCCTAACGTCAATTTCTTGACACAATCACTAATGACAATTTATTGACACTTGGTACTGTCAAGATTTTGTCACTATCTAATTGATAAATTATTATATTTTAATTTTGCTTATATGTAAATTTTTATTTTACCTGTAAAGTACCGTTATTATTGGATTAATATGGTTCTGTGTCAGTCTGATAGTGGTTTTATTTCATTTTGATACGTTTTTTATTTGCTTATTCGGTTTTATAGAGGTAGATTCAATTATCTTAAATTTTTGGACTACTCAAACAAGGTGGATATTATGAGAATTACACAAAAACAGCTAGAACAATCCTTAACAGTTATCAACAATTTAACAGGTGGTGGATATGCATTAAACTGGGCTTATGGTGGTGTTAGGATGGTGGACAGTAAAAACCGGGATGTAACACCGCGAACAAACAAAAAAGAGCAATACTACCTGTTAGATGCTTTTTATGAAGGATTCTATGCAGCAAAACAGGTGAAATCATGAAAAACATATGGAAAAATTTAAATATGATCACTGGTGGATTATCGAATCCCAGTAAGATGCCATGTTTATCTTACGGTTTACCTGCAATTGATAGTTGTCCAACAGGAAAGAAATTATCTAAAATTGATAATGCTATTTGCAAATATTGTTACGCTAGAAAAGGGTTATATCAGTTTCCAGTAGTAAAATTAGCTCAACAAAGAAGATTATCTTTTGTTACTGCTGCATTAATGACAACAGCAGGTACAAAATTATGGATTGATTGCATGGTGGCAAGTATAGCAAAAACGAAAACAGAATATTTTCGGCCTCATGATAGCGGTGATTTTTTCTCTTTTGAATATATGCTAGCATGGATAGACGTTGCTATATTATCACCAAATGTTAAATTTTGGTTTGTGACGAAAGAGCGCGCGATGGTTTATAAGCTATTGAATGGTGGATATACGCTCCCTGAAAATATAGTGATTAGGTTATCCGATCAAATGATAGGTAAAGAGTCGTCAATCAAAAGCTCCCATGAGACAATTACTAATTGTGGAACATTGACTAAGAAAGAAACTATAGAATTAAAAACGACAGGAAAAACAGAAAGAGTAGGGACTATTTGCCCAGCTTATAAACAAGATGGTTTTTGCAAAGATTGTCGCAAATGTTGGGATAAAAAAGAACCTAGAATCTGGTACCCATACCATTAATAAATTATTAATTAAAATTCAATTATGAGGAATAAAGATAATGACACTAACACCAGCATATAATAGAGATTACAAATCTAAAAAAGCTTTATTGGTAGATTGGGATTCTGGCAAGGATTTTATTATAAATGATTTTGGAAACAGGTATGATAATAAACCATGCAACAAGGATTCATTCCCAATTGGTACAATAGTTAAATTCCGTTTTTCTAATTTAAGAAAAGTATTTACACACATTAATAAGGATGATTAAAAATGAACGGAAGAACCTTAAAGCAACTACAATTGAATAGCAGATATTCTGTAATAGAATATTGCAACCAGTTAGGAATAAACAACCAGCAATTCTATAGATATTTAAAAGGTACAAAGATTCCTAATACCGTGAAAATACTTGCTAGCATAATTGAGAAAAATAGACCACAAAATCTATCGGATATGTAAAAACATACTCACATAGTCCACCATATATTGAACCCTGTTAATTAATACTAACAGGGTTTTTTATTGCCATTTTGTTACTACCTCGTCAAGCTCTCAGCCTAAAAACCCTATCATTTTGCTACTAACCATCACCTAACAAGCTTGACACCATCACCATTTTACCCTATAACAAACGGCAAATAAGCCCTCCTGAAAGCCTATTAGCAGTTGGCGATAAGAGGGTAGGGGGTGTACCACCGGATTTGGCAGAGGGGCATCCCGGTTTTACCCAAGGTTAGGGTAGGCAAAATCCGTGGGGGTGGCCTTTATCAACACCAAAATTTTCCAGAAAACTGAAGGGGAGACAAACTATGGCAGCCCTAAAGACTTCCGGTAGGAAGAAAACCATGGGTAGACCTAAAAAAGTTATTGATTATCAAGAGGTTGAGAACCTAGCTGCTCTTAGCTGTACGAACAAAGAGATTGCCACATGGATAAAACTCAGCCTCCCCGGACTCGAATACCGCCAACAAAATGACGACAAATTTAAGTCTGCTTTAGAGGTTGGGCGAGCGAGAGCTAACATATCTCTCCGCAGAATGCTCTGGAAACAAGCCGAAAAAGGCAATGCGACAATCCTAACGCTCCTAGCTAAAAACATGTTGGGCATGAGAGATAACCCAGCAGAGGCATTGGAACAAGCCCAGCCTCAACAGGTTATTTTCCAGACAAGGCCAGCGGTCAAGGAGATTACGGTCACATCTGGTGCTCCTAAATCGCTAGCAGAGACTGCGGAAACTGCGGAGGAGGTGTAAATGGCCCATGCTTCTAATATAGTAGAGTTGTCTGCTCCTCAAGAGATATTTCTCAATAAACTGGACACCAAGTTCATCGCGTATGTGGGTGGCTACGGATGTATGGAGGCGACCACTCGCATATGGACTGAAAAGGGGCTTATCCCCATCGCAGATTTAACTTCTGCAATTCGAGTTGTAAGTTGGAATGAGAAAGATCAACGATTCCAGCTTTCTCTAAGTGGTGGGAGCTTCCCAAAAGGTAGGGCGAATCTAATCCGAATTTCAACGCAGCAAGGAGAATTTGTTGCAAGCGAACATCACCGGACTCTTTCTTCCTCTGGTGAGTATGTATCGGTCGGGTCGCTTTGCGTTGGGGATGAGTTGAGTTCATCCGAGTTACACCAGTATCACTCCAAGAGGGTTTTTGACCCGTTATTGTCGCCCGGAGGTGATCAGCGTTACTCGCAAAGAGTCGTAGATTGGATGGAGCGTTATGCAACGTCAGCCCGTCAATATGGTCAACAATTTCTCCAGCCTCAAGCTCCCGGTCAAGAGTCTGAGTCATCACTAGACGATGTTCAAGGATTATCCCGGTCTTCCGATTGGCTCTCCTTCGTCCAGGAGTTAGATGCCGGGGACAGGAGACTAAAACGTAACCATCCCGATCTATACGCCTCCCTCCTGCAAAAGAACCATTTAGAGATCCTAGAGCAGAGCCTCTCTCCCTCCGAGGTAGGTCAAGGGCCAACATCGTTCTTTGGACGTATTTATGGTTATCTCGACAAAGTCGGGCGATCTGTTTCGAGGTTCTTATCCCATCACAATACTGCTCAATGTTCTTCTGACGTAAATTCATTAGGTAACTCCAAAATAACAGCGGTTACGGTAGTGGACGTAGCACCATATTACGACATTCAGGTCTTAAACACAAACAATTACGTCTGTGAGAACGGTTTTATTCATCATAATTCCGGGAAGACTTTTGTTCTATGCCTTGGATACCTTAAGTTTGCTATCGAGCATCCCGGCATCCTCCAAGCCCACTACAGCCCAACATACAAATCCATCAAGGATGTGTTCTACCCTACGATGACGGAAGCTGCTCAACTCCTTGGGTACTCCATCAAGATCAGGAGAACGGACAGCGAGGTAGACATCTCTTCTGGGTCTAATTACCTTGGTACGATCATTTGTCGGTCTATGGATAAACCGGAGAACATAGTTGGCTACCAAGTAGGGAACGATGGCGCGGATGAGTTGGATACGCTCAAGATGGACAAGGCGAGGGATTTTTGGCGGTACTCTCGTGCTAGGAATCGATTAGTCTCTCCCGGTGTCGATAATCGGACAATGGTGGCTACAACACCGGAGGGGTTTAGGTTTGTTCATGCCTCATTTGCGGATCAACCAACACCGTCTTACTCCATGGTGCAAAGCTCCAGCTTCGAGAACCAACGCCATCTACCTCCCGATTACATATCAACGCTACAGGAGATTTACCCAGCGGAGTTGGTCGATGCGTACATCAACGGGCAGTTTGTTAACCTGACCTCAGGCACGGTCTATAAGAACTTCGACAGGGGGAAGAACGATTGTGATACAACGGTTATTAGCGGTGAGCCTCTTCATATCGGGATGGATTTTAATGTGGGCAATATGTCTGCTGTGGTATTTGTGTTACGGAACGGTAATCCTCATGCGGTGGATGAGTTCTGTCAAATTCTTGACACCCCGGAAATGATCAATAAGATCAAGGAGCGATACCCCAACCATGCCCTAACGGTCTACCCCGACTCCTCCGGTAAGAGCCGAAAGTCCAACGATGCTCAAAACACAGATATTTCTCTGCTCAACGATAACGGCTTATACTGCCTCTACAACGCTACCAACCCCATCGTTAAGGACAGGGTGGCTGCCAAAAACGCTATGTTCTGCTCTGCAACCGGAAACAGACGCTGCTTAGTCAACACCAAGAAGTGTCCAACCTACACCTCAAACCTAGAGCAACAAGCCTATGATGACAATGGAGAACCAGATAAGAGTGCTGGCAATGACCATCTACCAGACGCTGGGGGCTACTACATCGCTCACCAGTTCCCCATCGTCAGACCCATTACGCAGATCGGTTATCGGTGGTGAGGTGGTACTGCTTGTACCCTTTACCTAGATGTGCGGTAGGCGCATTTAGTACATAACTGTGTATCATACAACGGGGGTAAAGCCTGTAATATTTGAACGCTGCGACATCACGCCCAAACTGGTTACAGAACGGGTTAGATGGGCCGTAGACTTGCTCCTCCCCGTAAGCTCTTGTGGACAGCTGTATTAATTCCATTTTAGTCTCCTCTAAAATTAAAATGTTAGAAATAGCCACAGGATGAACCCGGATAGACATGCCCACATAAACACTCCTATATCGGCGAGGGATGTACCTTTAGGTAGTATGGTCTGGGAGCGGTTGTACTCTATTTCCTTTTCTCTTACCTGCCTAGTGTGATTAGTAAATTCGGTAAATGCGTTCATCTCAATCCCCCTAAAAGTTAAAAATAAACCACCCTAACCTTCTCCCCCAAACTTGTCAATGTCAAACATTTGACACAAAACACTTGCCCTAACCGCTAATATATTATAACATAATATATCTACGCACTCACGCAAGAGGCTACCCCATGGCACAGCAATACGATAAGTTCTTTGATAACCACCCGGAATATGATGACTTTTTGGCTAGGTGGAACGTAGTAACTGACGTAGTTGATGGTGGCCCAAGGTTGAAGGAGAGGGATCTCAAGAACTTTGGCACTTACCTTATAAAGATAACCGCACAGAGTGACGATGTTAGTTACTACAATGAGCGGAACAAAGCGTATATCAATGGTGCGGTATTTTCCAACGTAACGGAGTCTACCTTAACCGGATATATCGGTATGCTATTTCGTACTGCCCCGGTAGTAAAGGAATTGCCTACAGCGATACAGTATATAGTTGATGATTCAGACGGTAATGGTTTGCCTCTGGAACATCACTCAAGAAATACAGCGGAAAAGGTCACATCGTTAGGTAGACACGGTATCCTAGTCGATATGCCAGTAGCAAACGGCCCTATCACCAAAGCGGATGAGGCCAATGGACACCGAGCCTCGCTTAAGAGCTATTCAGCCCAGAACATAGAGTATTGGCGAGAAGATAACTCGATGATCATCTTAAGGGAGACAATGTTGATCCCTTTTAATGATGATGAGTTTAGGATCGAGGAGGTAGACGCTTGGCGTGTACTTCGCTTAACCAACGGTATTTATACTGCCGAGGTATTAGATAGAGAGGGAGAGGTGTTAGTTGAAGAAACGACACCTCTAGATGCTTCTGGAAACCCATTTGATGAGATACCTTTTCTGGCTATTGGTTCTGTTGATAATAGACTTGATGTTGATCCTCTACCATTAGAGCCGATAGCGATAGTTAACATAGGACACTATCGTAATGTCGCTGATGAAGAATCAAGCTCCAGACAGCTTTCTGCTGCTACTCCTTACGTTGCTGATAATGCTTATCAGCAAGCTGTGAACAACCCCAACGAGACTGACAAGAAGACCCAGTTGATGGGCGAGATGGGTTTTGTAGTTATGGGGTCAGGCGGTCAGGCTGGTTTTATGCAAGTATCGGCTAACACCCAAGTCGGTAAGTTGAGGGAAGATAAAGAGAAACAAATGGTGGCTCTAGGAGCACAGGTAGTTACACCTGTTGGCCCAGCCCAAACCGCTGAGGCGGTTAGGACACAGAGAGCAGGGCAAGTCTCAAGACTTGAGATAATAGGCATCAACATCTCTAACGGATACACCAAGCTGCTGAAGTGGGTTGGGCGGTTTATGGGCGTCGAGGTGACGAGTGAGTACACTCTTAATCGAGAGTTTTTCGATGAGGAGATGAAACCGGAAGAGCTACGGGAGTTAGTAGCTGGCTGGCAGATGGGAGCATACCCAATGAGAGTTATGCACCGTAAGATGAAGGCCAATGGTTTCCTTGAAGAGGATGAAGAGTACGAAGCTCTCGCTGCTGAGATACAGAGTGAGGCTCCGCAAATAGATATGGAGGATAAAGATGCCGTTTGATCTTGAAACCCGGAATCAGGTGCTCTTAGAGCGACTTAAGACCGGAGCAAGTAGAGAGTTTAACAGTATTATAAAGAAGATCAACACTCGTTTGGGCAACCTATTCGGGGGACAAGATGAGTTTATCGCCTCCAAAAAGGATATGCGAGAGCTACAGCGAGAAGTAGCTAAGGTAGTAGGGTCACAAGTCACGGGGCATTATAAAACCAGTTTGAACCCACTGCTCCAAGAGTTATCGGTGGATCAAGCAGCGTTTGAAAGTGAGGTGATCGGATCTAAAGGTCATGTTAAAAAGTCGAGGCTAGTCTCTTACTACGAGAACGCTCCGATGAGTTTGACCCAAGGCAAGAAGCTGTTCTTAAAGCCTTTTTTAGATGACTTCAGAGATTATGCTGGTGTAATTACATCTAATGATGTGGTACGAGGTTTCGCCCAGAAGATCCCCACCGTCAAAATATTGGCAGCTATAAAAGGTAGACGCAAGTTCAGGTTTAGAGATGGCTCGCTGAGCAAGGTATCAAGAGGATACGCTAACACTGCCAGTACCGCCATTCAGCATGTGGCTACATCATCCCGACACCGGATCATGTCGCTACATCCAGATATAGAAAAGTACAGGTGGATCTCTGTATTAGACTCAAGAACCAGTTCGATCTGTCGGGGTTTGAGCGGTAGAGAGTTTGATATTGGGAAGGGGCCGTTACCTCCGGCACATTGGGGATGCCGTTCTAGCACCATGGTATTGAGAGGGAACTCCCCTCCACCTGACCATACATATTACTCATGGTTGCAAGAGCAACCGAGGGCGTTCCAAGACGCTGCTATCGGGCCATCAAGAGCAAAACTGCTACGGGATGGAGGGCTGACATCTGAAGGGTTCGCTAAATTAAGTCTAAATACAAGTTTTCAACCGCTCACGTTAGAAGAGATGAGAGCGGTCAATCCAACGGTCTTTAATAGAGCAAAACTGGTCATTAAATAAGGGGTCAACGGTCATGGCATTAGATTTAAGCGGAGTACAGGATCTTACAGATAAACAGAAAGCAGCGATTATAGAGGCACATGATGCCGATACCGCTGGATTGAAGAAAAGCCGGGATGATATTCTTGGTGAGAGTAAAGCAGCGAAGGCTAAAGCTGAAGCTGCTGCAAAAGAAAAAGAGAAGGCCGAAGTCGCAGCAGCAGACAAAGCCATTACTGATGCGAAGGATCTCGAATCTGTTCGCACCGCTCTTGCTGCTAAAGAATCTCTAGTGGCTTCTTTAGAAGAAAAAGCGAAAACTCGCGAAAAAGAGTTTACTTTGGAACGAGAAGCTGGTATTCTGACGCAGTCAGTTCAGGATTTAGTCACACAGAATGTGAACGTCAAAGATCCGGCTGCCAAAATGTTTATGACAGCGAAGTTTAAGGAAGGTCTTGAGATCAGGGATGGAAAGACCCAACCGAAGGACGCAGCACAAACATTAGATACATATACGAAAGCCATTGTCGATGATAAAGCTCACGCTTCTTACATTGTCGGTGGTAATGGTTCTGGAGGCGGTGCTTCCGGTAATCAGAGTAACAGCAGGGCTGGTGCTAAGAGTATCACTAGAGAGCAATTTGATACGTTAAACCCCCTTGCCAAATCGGAACATTTTAAGTCCGGTGGCGTTATTACTGATTAATTTTAAGGAACTATTACAATGGCTGAAAATACACTTACCGCACTTATCCCTGATATCTATGAGTCTCTGGACATCGTTTCCCGTGAAATGACAGGTCTTATTCCTGCCGTTACTCTTTCTGCTTCTGCGGAACGGGCATCGCTTAACCAGAATATCGATATCGACATCGAGCCAGATTACGCTGCTGGTGATACTATCTCTCCTGCGATGGTTGTTCCAGATCCTACTGGTGAGACTTCTGCTGTTACTACTATTACCATCTCCAACTCCAAGAGCTACTCTTTTGGGTTCAATGGTGAAGGTCAGAAGGGTGTTAACACTGGCCCCGGATACTTCAATGTTCGTGCTAACAAAATTGCACAGCGTATCCGTACATTGGTGAACGAAGTTGAAGCAGATCTTGCAGGTCTTCAAACTACTTTCTCACGGTCATACGGTACTGCTGGTACTACTCCTTTTGCAACTGCTGGCGACTTTACTGATGCTACTCAAGCAAAACGGATCTTGCTAGATAATGGTGCTCCTGAGTTTGACAATCAGTTGGTTATGAACAGTGCTGCTGGTGCGATTCTAACTGGTAAGCAAGCTGCTGCAAATATTGCTGGTACAGATGCGATTCAGCGTCAAGGTATTTTACTACCTCTAGCTGGTTTGGATCTACGTCAGTCAGCACAGATTGAGACAGGCACTGCTGGTACTGCTGCTTCAGCAACTACTGACAATGCTGGTTACTCAGTTGGTGACACCGTCATTACTTTGGCCTCCGCTGGTACAGGTACTATCCTTGCTGGTGACTCCATTACTTTCGCTGGAGACACTAACATTTATGTTGTGAGTTCCGGTGATGCTGACGTATCAGGCGGTGGTACTATCACCTTAGCTGCTCCGGGCTTGCGTGTTGCAATGTCTGCTGCTACTAAGGCCATCACAATGATTGCGACATCTGCTCGTAACATGTGTTTCGCTCGTTCCGCTTTGGTTCTAGCTGCTCGTGCTCCAGCGCGTCCTTCCGAGGGTGATCTCGCTGAAGACGTAGTTATGGTTACTGATCCTCGTTCTGGTCTGACTTTTGAGTTCTCTATGTATAAAGGCTATCGCAAAGTGCGTTATGAAGTAGCTCTTGCATGGGGCGTGAAGAATATCAAGCCTGAGCATACCGCTCTATTACTGGGATAAACTCCCCCTACCCCAGTGATTTTGGTCGAGGGCGTAAAAACCCTCGACCTCTTTTTAAGGAGCAGTGGATATGAGCGAGACTTGCCCAACAGTAGACATCAACCGTGATGGTGTAAGAGTTACCATTAACGAATCTGATCTACAAAAATCCGATATAATTTGGAGCGATAAACCGACTCCTAAACCTAAAATTAACCGTACTCGTAAGGTGACGAAATGACTGTCATCTATGATAAAGGCGGTAACAGGTTCGATCTAAGTGAAGCAGTGGCTAGAGAGTTCATGAAGTCTGGCAACTACTCCACTACCGATCCAACCGCTGAACCGAAGAAAGTCACTAAACCTACTAAAAAGAAGGTTACTAAGTAATGGCTTTAACTGTCGAGGATGGCTCCGGTGTGTCTGGGGCAGATACTTACATCTCGTTGACCGATGCTAGGGCCATCCTGACTCCTTTAGGTCAGGACTTGAATGCTACTGATGCGACTGCGGAACAGCAGTTGCGTAATGCGGTCTACTACCTTGAGGCTTTCCGTAAGCAGTTTAAAGGTTCAAAAGTGTTACAAGCTAACCCTCTTCAATGGCCTCGTTACGGGGTTTGGATTGATGGGTTTTCGGTTTCCAGCGATACAATCCCTGACGATCTGAAGAGAGCACAAGTTTACGCTGCGTATGAGATTGAGGCTGGAGGAACACTCCAAGCTAACTCTACGGGTGAGAATGTAAAAATGAAAGAAGTTGCAGGAGCTATTAAGAAAGAATTTTTCAACTCTGGTGCTGGAGCAAGTTTAAAACGCTTCACCCGTGTTGACAATCAATTATCACCACTACTCAATAACTCAGGCCCATTCGAGTTGAGGAGTGAAAGAGGATGAGTCTGAAAGCTGGAACAGGGGAGAATCAAGGGGCTGTAAACTATGTCTCCATAGTCGCTAGAGACAATGGCGGTTTCAGAGATATGCCTTATCCAGCAGACTTTGTTCTAGAAGTAGGGGAGGGTAATGTCGAAGGACATTCCGTC